ACGTCTTTCCAGGAATCCAATCAAATTGTATTGTGTAATCAATGTTGGTATCAAGCAACATTGTTACAGGTAATAGTTGAGGTAGCAACCTAGTTATTGCATTATTTACTTTTTTCTTGTTTGTAGAATAAACGGAGTAAGAAGCATACGTGCTCCCTGACCAAGCGTGGTCAGAGAAATTGTCTTGGTAAACAAAACCACCAAAATCTGAAGAGCCGTTAAAGAACTCACCATACTTCCCAGGTTCTACCATCCATTGAGATACCGTGGTACTTTCACCTGGTTGGAGTGAAAAAATCATTACAGGGTACCGTGTTGTTGTTGTTGCCAGCACTGGCATTTTTATAACCAAACGGGAACTTGGTGTAAGTTCTTCAGATATACCACTTTCCTCAAGTTGAGACTCAGTATTCCAAGTTGTCCATGAGGCTGATGCTGACCATTGTGCACCATGGATAATGCCATCACCAACTACTTTGGCAGATGACCAGTACTCTACATCGGCTGCTACGGGAACTTCTACTAAAGAAGTTAAGGCAAACTGCACTGATGCCGAATCGGTATTAGTTACAATTAAGTTTTCACCAGATTTGGTAAAAGTGCAGGAGGCACTAGAGGAACTAAATTCCCACTTCTTAGTGCCAGACTCAACAACAAACAAAGAGTCAGCAACTAAGTTTGCTTTCTCAGCGTAGACACGAAAAGTGTATCTGGGTGAAACTGGTGACTCAACTACATCCACTTGGCAACCACTTAATGCGGTCATGTATTGTTTAATTGAACTGATTGTTCCCTTTTGTTGTCGGTAATAACCGATGTCTTGAAGTATTTGACGAAGGCGGGATGTTCCAATTTCTTTAGAAGTAACCTCCAAAGCAAACATATCAGCCAAGGCATCAATAGATTGGGATTCATTTACCGATGGGTCATACTGTGTCATTACGCTATTTATTAAAGTTCTTGTTTTATCTAATTCAAAACTAAAGATACTTAAAAATCTAGATAATTGTCCACGACCTAAACCACTTGGGTCTAGATTTGCGCCAGCAGTGTCACCAACCCGATATTGTGCTGGGATTCTGTTCCAAAGTTGATCATATGAACCATAGTTTTTTGGAATAAGTTCCTGTAATGTGGTCATTCTTTCGTACCAATTTACTCCTGTAATTCCTGCTCCATTTTGATTCCAATGGATAAACAAAGAATAATAAGCCCAAGTTTCTATACTATTTGTAGATAAACCTGTATGTTCAAATGCATAGTCAATATCAAAATACTTTTGCGTTTTTATGATTATTCCGTCTGCAACCGTTTCAGGAAACCCCGTAGGAGAATACACAATGACTATTTCAAACGGTTTTGTTTCTCCTTCTAAAATATTTAATTTATCTGTTAATGCTATTTCTGTCCAGTCTAATTTAACAGTGTCATAATCTGTAGCAGTTGCTGAAAAGGTAACAGTAGTTGTTAATTCAGCAACGGCTGCTACAAACGCATCTGCCCTTAGTGCAAAGTCTGAATCTAGACGTGTTAACCCTGGAGGTGCGGTGGTTTCATCACCACGCACATACGAACCAAATGGGTTTGCATCGGGACTAGCAACAAGGTCTACACGCCTTAATTTAAAGGAAGAGTATGCCATTGCCTATACAACTCCACCACTTGAAGTAATGCTTAATTCTGAAAGCAAGAGCAAATTATTATCTCCTGCTTTAACACCCTTGACTACAGGGCTTAGGCCAACAGTGTCAATTACTGAAGAACTACCAGTAGTAAACCTATCTACGGTTACATAATCTACACCTGGAACATCTATGATGGCCCTATACAGGGTGCCTAGAGATATGGTTTGACCAAAAGTAACAGCATCAAAACTAAACAAAGATTTAATGGCAAGCGTAATTGCGTCTTCAACGCTTGCTTGTACTGATGTAGCCAAGACATTTACAGTAATACTTACTTTGACAAGATCTAAGGCAACGCTTGGCATAACTACTGTGTTGACACCAACCATTTGGCGTGGCTCAATATATGAGTAAATACCATCTCGGTAGTCAGTTTCAAGACTTAATGGGCTAGTTGTGGCGCTGGTTGCTAAAGTGCCATCGTAGGTTGCTTGAGCACCTAGTGCATAAATCTTTACTTGTGCATTTTGGTAAGTTGCAGAAGAGGATACAGATGCAGACGTAATGTTGGCTACGTTTAGGTCATACAACAATGTAGACCCAGTAGACCCTGTCTTAACAATAAAAGTCCCATCAAAAATATCATCAACATCAAATACTGCAATAGTTTCACCGACAGATAAACCATGAGCGGTGTTTGTAGTCATTGTGGCTACGCTGGCACTTACGGATTTGTTTGTAATGTACCCAGTTTTAGCAACTGCTCCTGTTACCACGCTTGCGTTTGCTTTAATAATGCCAGGGACACGTAAAGTTAAATCACGGTAATCTTGGATAGATACAGCACGATCTTGTGATCGGAATGATGCAGGTATGTTTACTTGTAGCGAGTTAATGGTTTCACTATTTGTTCCACCGCTTGCTGCAAAGGTGTTTGGGGTAATATCAATACCATCATAAGGGGGGCCAAAAGCATTGGTTAATGACTCAAATTCAGTAATTGAGTTAGCATCAACATTTCCTGCAGAGCCACGAGACCTGCGATAACTTATTGTTATTACAGCATTTGTCGTTGGTATTTTTCCGTAAACACCATTACCAAAAACCACAGTAGAAGTGTCATCTGCGTTTAAAACTATTGTATAGATGTTGTCTGTATTAGTTGCATCAATAAACCGATCTATTGGTGCATAATTAACATTAGTACCACCAGCCCCTTCAGCAACAGAAACTTCTACTGAGGTTGCAACTACTCCTGTTTTGTTTAATGTAAACCTTTGTGAAGAAAGACCGTTGCTCGTATAAGTTTGTGTAAATAGTTCACCTTCTTGTAGGGTGACAGGTATCGTTGCTGACTTTGCATAAGTGGTGTATCCAAAGATACTTGTTCCAGTGTCATTGATAGCAATAGAACGTGTAGATGTAAAGACAACGGCATCAGCACCACTAATTAGTGGGTTTGCAACAAACCTTGTGTTCTTTGGTATAAGTATTGGCGTAGCATCCGTTGCTGCCGAGTTTGTTGCATTTAACGTAATAGTTGCTGTTGCTGCTGTTCTTCCAGTTGGTGTGTAGTCTAGAAGATTGGCAATTGCCATAATGCTGGATCGTTGTGTAGCAGTAGATAAGAACGCTTCTTGCGCTGCACGATCAACATAGTAATGGAGTATGTCTCCCATGTACGCCCAAAGGTCTACCAACAACATGCCAAAATCCGAAGCATCTCGTGATGTCCATTCGGGCAATACAGATTCTGCTCGGGCTAACAGGTCTGCTTTAATTGCAAAATAGTCCCGACTAGTGTAATCAAAAGTTGTCATAAGTTCGTTTCCTCGGTAAGAGATAGTGGGGATACTAAATTAAATGCTGCACTAGTAACTTCATTGTTTGGTGGTACTACGTACAAAACTTCAATCATTTGGGTATTATCGGGGATATCTCCCCTTGATGTAGGGTTTACCAATCTAATATCCACAATGTTTACACCAGACACATTAGTGAGTAAGCCGTCATGGAGTTCTCTTTTGTACTCACTAAACACTAACAAGTCATAGTTTTCAAAGACTAAAGTTTGACTGTTTCCACCATATGCTGGATTCATAGGTCTTTCAAACTCTTGTGTAAGTACATAGTCTCTTATCTTTTGCCCTATTTCTTTTTCAAGATCAGTTTCTTTAGATATCTTTCCAGACGTTGCAATAGAAAATGGTGTTTTAATAGTAGACATAGTTACCTAAATATTCCTAAAAAAGAAGCGTCTTTGTATGATTGCAACTCACTGTCTGATGCTACACCACCAAAAGTAAAAATAACATTGCTTCCAGTGGTAATGGACCCCGTGCTGGACATGCTCATAGTATCGGCACCATCAATGTTGATAGTCAGTAATGTTATTGCTTCTGCGGCATAGTTTGCATTAGTTCCTACCCATTTATTAATGGCACTGTCCCACACAGGTACAGAACCAGATGAAGGTGTTGGTATGTCTACATCTGCTAAATCTGCTAAATCTGGTAAATCTACTACTGGATTATCAACCTGTACCCAAAAGATATTAGTAAAACTATCATCATCAGAAGTTACTACGATCTGTTCACCTACATTAGGTACATGCCAAACACCATTTGTTGCTTTTCGTCCCACACGTGAAATATCTAAAGCAGTGTCAGAACCAAATTTGGCAGGTATCCGCACACGAATATCACCAGTAGCGGCATTAGCCTGTGTAACAATTGCTCTATGGGTGTTAGTAGACATATGAAAATTCCTTAGAGGTTTCCCATATTTTATTTTGTAACACTGGCTTAGGTGGGGCAATATATGATTTGCCTTCTTTTGTAAGCATTGGCGCTAAGTTAGTAGAATCAGTTTTAATATGTAAATAAGTTATGTAGTTTTCTACGTTAATTAAATGGCGTACATCTTGGACAATCCAGTAACCATCAAATTCAGAATTGTATTTACTAATCTCTACAATTGATCCTGGTAGTAGGGTAGAGATGCCAGACACAACAAGGTCTGCGTGGAACGGCAGTGATTTTTTAACATACCCTTCGGTAAGTTGCTTCAGCGTATTAATAGAGGTTGCTTGTAGTGTTATTTCTTGGGTAAACCTTCCATGAACTGGTTGGCCTAGCCCACTTGAGGCAGTAGCCCCTGAAACATTTTGAAGTGTTTTACCTTTGGGTGTTAGTGTTTTTAGTAAGTAGTTGTAACTATCACCATCAGGAGTTATGTCTCCAAAGGTTCCATTGAATTCCATAATTACACCAGGCACCCTTTTCTTACCATCGTCACCTTCTGGAGAGTGCAAAACTGTAGGTATCTGCCCTCGGTAGTAATTAGAAAATGGGTCATATATGTTTAGGTGGGCGTTTGATGCAGTTACGTAATACCCCAATTTGTTAGCACTATCTACCAATACTTCCCAATCTGATTTGTTGCTTTGATCAATTACTGGAAAAACATAAGAGTTATTGGGAACTGAGTATGAAAAGTTGTACTTTGTTGCTAGTTTTTTTACTAAGGCTGGTAACGAAGTGTTCTTATACACAGCGCTTTTTGGAGGTTTCATTTCATAACTTGTTCCAAAGCAAACCACTTTTGCTTCTTGGATAAGGGAATCGTTAACAGAACCCATGCGGGAGTATGCGCCAATCTCTACATAAGCAACATACCCATTAAACTCTATTACGTTAGCCGTATTGTTTCCAAAGGTAATTGTTACGGGAAGTCCACGGTAGGCAGTAACTGCGGCTGCAGGGAAACCTGAATAAGTAATGGTTGCAATGTCATGTTTGTTTTCTGAATAAGATAATTCAACAGAGGCAACTTGGGAGTCAGGAACAGAACCACCAACAATGTCGGTAGTGATAATTGGGGCATCATTAAAAGGAAACCGAGTAATCATACGGGTATCCGTAGTTGTGTTCCAGGGGTGAGGTCCAATGGAAAACCCACTTGCGGATTTACATCAGCAATTCTCCACCATTGACCTGGGTCATTAAACAATTTTGAAGCAAGTGACTCCATTGTGTCGCCTACCTGCACAGTGTATATAAATACAGATACGTCAGAAACTTCTTTTCTAGCAGCCGTAGTAATACCATCAGATAGGACAATGGGATTAAAGCCATAACGAGAAAGAACAGTAATCATACTTTTCTTTCTTTCAGGCTTGGTGGGAATGCACCAACTGTTAATGGGTTTAGTTTCATGCTTTCGTCGTACATTACAGTTGAACGCATCTGTATAATTTGTGGAAGTTGTATAGGGCTAATGCCTGGCCTTGCACAGAAAGTGGTTATTTTAAGTTCTACGTTAAACTTGTCTTGTGTAAAGGGTCTTGGTAATAGCGTGTCCGCAATTTCCCATCTCCATACAGCATCTTCTCCCCTATTAGCAATTTTCCCGTAGTAAAGGGCATCATAACTTACTTGGGGCGGACTTACCACAGGACGTTCACTGTAATACACAGGATGATCATCAATTTTAATAATGACTGGGCTACTTAGTGTTCCCCATTGTCCGTAGTTAATTGTTCCCACAGTAGGTGGTGGTCCACTTGCGTATGTTAAAGGAGCACCGCCAGCAGTAGTTGCTGCAGTAAGGCCCACAGTTCTAGAGTTAGTTGCATTTGTTACGTGAGAATCCCACCAAATTTTTAATTCCCCACTAAACGTAAAGGTGGCTTCCCCTGCTGCTTTTGCTTCTTTAACCATTGTGTCATAAAACGCTTGACCTGCTCTAGTTGTTTTTACGATAAAGTTTAATGTTTCGCTTGGTTCAGATGTTGAAAAAAAACTACTAACTTTTTTAACGCCACTTTGACCCGCTTGCCATACTGCATTATCAAGAAACCCACGTAAACCTGCTTTTGTTTGATCGTACAATACCCTTTCGTTAGTACCTACTGCTGGTACGTCTGCTACACCAGGCGTTTCCAAATCCACTGTTTGTAGGTCTGTTAAGAATGTACTTTCTTGGACAAAACCAATATACAAAGCCTGCATCTGTATTGCTACTGAGCACTGCGTTGGTATAAAGGAACGAGTGTACTTATTAAAAGTAACTTGACTACTTGTAACAAATCCTTCAACCATCATCCAATTACTAAACACTACACGGATAGGTTGCGGAACTAAAAACGCTTTATTTCCAAGGTTTTCAACAAATGAATTCATTCTGTTCTTGTCATACACCGCAGTTTGAACCGTTTTATCTTTATCATTTTCGTCTACTTTTTCGTAAGTGTCTTCTTTTAAGGAGAGCGCAGAACCTGTAACTGCGTCAACAACATCTTTTGAAAGACCAACACCTAAAATGTCGTCAAGAATCATTATGTCTGCAATAACCCCAAGTTGGGTAACCCATGCTGGGTTGTATGCATCTGTTACAAAACTATCTATTGCAACTTCAAGTTCGTCGGTACTACCTACAATTGCAGGTTTTCCTTTCACCTGTTGCCCACCAGAAAGGTATGTACCACTATTTACTTCTGCCTCACGGTTAAACAATAATTCAAAGGCATACCCTGCTTTTCCAGGTACGGGTTGGGCTAACTGTGCAGGTTCTTGGTTAAAAAACAATTGCATACTTGTATCCGATTGGATACTACGAGTAATGCTATCTGGGTTAAATTGGAAGAGACATTTCAAGTTATCTAAAACAGTTGGGTTATCGGTTCCATCTGCCGACCTTTTATAGAATTCAGTTAACCTACGAACATACCCACGCTTCACTGTGGGCAAACCAACAGTACCACTGGCGAAATCACTGTCATCTCTAGCACGGGGATAAAGGAATGCTGGGTTACTTTTATTACTTGCTTTTGCTTGAATTTTTGCCTGTGATTCAAGAACCTTCTTAGTTTTGGTTTTGTTGTTAACAGCCATTAGGCGTTCCTCAGCAATTCTTTTTTAAGTTCTCGTTCCATAATTTGGGCAATTTCTTGCGCCATCTTTCTTGCATCTTGTTGTGTACTGCCTGAAGAAGTTACATAAATGTTTGGAGCAATTGTAACATTAGTTCCACCCGACACTTGCACACTGGTGCTACCACGACTAGGGGTATTGAATGTTGGGTCACCTCTATCTACGCCTGCTGTCTTTGCAGCAACTTTTGTTTTCTGCATCCAACTATCAGTCTTAGCCATTGGTCCACCATCAGTGTTCCACGGCTTATAGTTACCATCCCCAAATTCAAGGCGTGCTGCTTTTATGTTAGTTCGTGGATCAAACAACTCTTCATTGCTTGAAATGCCATAACGTTCCCTACGCGCTGGACCCAAATCACCAATCATGTTAATTTGGAAAAGACCGTAGGAACGATCTGGACCCTTGCCGTTGTATGCACCTGGTTGCCAGTTAGATTCTCGTCCTGCAATAGCCATCATGTTCAAAAGGTGTTGTCCACGGAAACCACGTTTGTACATAAGTGTTGCGAGTTCTACAGGGTCCATTGCACCACCAGGACGAGCACCTGCTGATGGACTTGGTGGGGATGTGTTTTTACCAGTGCTTTGGGCGCTAACACTATGTGAGTCACTACCCGTGGCTCCACCCATTGCCTGACGATTCTTTGTAGAGATGCTGCTAATTTGTTCACCTAAGGACATGCCCTGAAAAGTAGAGTAAGTAGCACTTCCTCCTGCTGAATCTTTACCTACGTACTGGTCTCCAATAACATAGGCACCAGTGTCGGTTCCGCTAGATCCTTTAGAGGTTCCTGCAGGAGCACCCCATGGTGAACCTTGCTTTTCGTATTCCCATCTAGAGTTTGGTAGTTCTGCTGGTTGGATGTGCCATGGTTCTCCGTTAACAGCACCAAATGTCTTAAGACCAAAGCGGGCAGCATTTTCTTGCACCCAGTCCAAGTCACCAACAAGGTCTGCTGCAAGACCAATTTCGTGCATAGACTTTCCAGGAGGGGCGGCTGGAGCACCGCTGATGTGCTTGTACTGTTCCCCATTCCACTCAGCATCGCCCTCAGAGCCATCTGTTACTTTCTTATAACGAGAAAGAAACAATTGTTTTTGTTGTCCTTCTGAACGAATACCTTCACCAATACCCACGTTAGGGTTTTCAGCAAACATCTTCATTAGTCGGGTTTTAAAAGTTGTGTTTAGCGGCGCAAAAGTAGAAGTAGTTGCTACTTGTGAAAGTGGTACTCGTTTCGTTGGTGAGCCATACCCCATAGGTACACTCACTCCAGACCTTTGTTTTTCTTCTGGCATTGGGTCACCTGACATCAATGATCCGCCCAAAAACATCAGCGGTATGCCAAACGAAGAACCAATGCCTGTTATTGACGCAGCAGCGCCAAGACCAAATGCTGCTGCTCCACCAATTTTTCTTGCCATACCACCTTTAGTGGATACCCCTACTCCAATAAGTGGGGAGAGCGCTTCTTCAAGTCCACCCAAGGCTCTAGTTACTGCCTGGATTCCTTTTTCCATATCGGCGTAGTTATCTGCTTGACGCTTATAGAAGTTTTCATCTCTTCCTTCTTTTGTGCGGGCAGTCTCCTCTGCTTGGGTAGCAAAGTTGTCTTCAATGCCCATCATCTTTCGTTGTGCTTTGTTGGAAGGGTCATACATTCCCTTCCCACCCTTCTTTTGATACGCAATATTAGAATCGGCATAGTCAAGAACCATGTCAATCATGTCTGGCGGAACACCCATTGATTCCAATCGTGTCCTTGTTACCGACCCAGATTGACGTGCTCCCTTAAGCACTCCAGCATTAGTTAAGCCAGAATTCTTTGTAATGTCCTTAATGACTTGGTCAATTCCTCGTTGTTGCCCACCTACTCCATAGATACCTGTTCCAAGCATCATTGTCATACGATTGTTTACTTCGGCGGAACTTAAGGTATTAACCATGTTTGCCATGTCACCCGTAGAGTACGAGTAACCAGATAGGGCTCTTAGTCCAGCGATACCACTTGCTTGCTTAGATGCTTCTAAGCCCGTACTTGCTTGAAGTGAAAGTAACGTATTGATTCCACCATACCCAAGGCGTTGGTCTTGTAGTGGTTTACGCATCTGGTTGTAGTACTGGTTATTTGTAATACCTTTATTTTGTTGGTAGTACACGCCTAGTTTATCTACACCAAGTGATCTTTCATAGTTACTGTTAATGCGATTATCAAGTGTTTGAATAGCCACATTGAGCATTTGCAGGGCAGCAGCACCAGTGCCAACTCTGCTACCACCTATTCCTCCACCACCTGCACCTCTGGGAGCGCCTTGGTTAATAGTGATATTTTGAATTGCTTGCCTAGCGTCAGTAGCATTGGCTTGGGTAGTTGCATTATTAGTATTATTAGCGGGGCCTAGTGGTAATTGAATACCAGCACCCGTAGGAGACCCACCTCCACCACCCTGTAACCCACCTAGTTTTTGAATGCCTTGTA